ATGCATGAACCTTCTACCAGTCAGGATATTCCCATCTACCAAAGATGTTGGTAGTCATTTTATCTACTACCTTTTTTCTCGCATTGGAAACTCGTTTTTTTGTGCATTCCTTACACTCATATGAATAGGCAGACAAGGTTGTTCGGTCTCTTCTTATCCTATAGTAGTCTGTCAGTAGATCTTTCACTTTTCCACAAGATCTACATCTTCTTTCTTGTAAAACAAGATGACCTAAACTAAACTCTTCGTCTATATCCATTAGAGGTAATCCCACATATATGATCTATCACCATATTCATCTACATTCCATCGATCACCAGCAGAGTCTACAAAACTACTCTCCTCAGTAATACCATCACTTAAGAATCCAAATGGTGCCATATCCTGTTCAATTTGATCCCGTTGATCATCGTAGACTCTTTTTCTGATGTCATCATCAGTCATTTCTTTGAAGTAGTCCTGAACAATCAACCAAGCAAAAATAACCAGACACATTGCCAAGTCATCATTACATCCTTCTTCTGCCTCAAATGAATTTGCTTTCTCTACAAAAGTCGTAAGTTCTGCAATGATATCATAATCACTTATGAGTAGTTTATCACTTTCAATAATTGCTTTGAGATTAAGAGCACCGACTTTTTTAACGGTCTTAGACATCTTAACTCCCAGTTGTACTTTGTTTCCTGAGAATCCTTGACCTACAATCTGACCAGCACGTCCACGCATTGATGCCATGAGTAGATTTTCATACTCAAGGTCATATTGGATAATACTTGCAACCTGATCTCCAATATCATTTACCTCACAAAGAATAAATGCATTGTTGTATGCTTTTGCAAACTCCATGATGACATTTGGGAACAACATGGGTTTAATTATATTATTCCTATACTTTGCAACTACTTTATACGGGAAAGAAGTTGTATCAAAAACAATAAAGGCAGAGTAGTCTTTCTCAACACCTCTTGCAACGTCAACAGTTATCACATAGTTATGGTCTTTTTCTGGGGCGGCATATATTTCTCCTCCCTTCTCACCTCTACCCACAGGTTCATCATAAACCATTGCTTTCAATTTAGCAGGAGCGATTAGAGTATCAACCGATCCAAGGAACTCACACTCAAACTCAACACGGAACTGAGCTTCTGAAGTGTTTTTGATTGTCTGTTCTTTCCACGCCTCATCACGACCAGGAACTTCCGACCAGTGAACGTCCGTAGTTACATATTCATTCCTACCAAGTTCGGCATCATGCCACAACCTATAGAAGTGATTCATACCCTTGGGGGTAGAAACGATGATAACCTTCGTAGATTTACCAGATGAAATAGTAGGATATACAGAACTGAAGAAGTCGTCTGCAATGTGGTTTGGAATGAACGCAAATTCGTCCAAGAAGATGATGTTGAAAGACATGCCTCGGACAGCAGATGCAGATGTCGATGCAGCAATGATCTTCGATTTGTTTTCCAGTTCTACAGAACCTCTGTTCCAAACTGCGACACCCTGTTGCATCCAGTGTGGTAGTGCCTCATATGCAGTTTGTAGTCTACCTAAGAGTTCCCTTGCAGTAGCGGCTTTGTTCGCAAGAATACCAATGGTGACACTATCATTAAAAAGAGCATAATGTAAAAGATAAGACACAACAGTCGTTGACTTACCCGACTGTCGAGGCATCTTACAGATATTGAATCTATTATTGTGGAAGTTCTTTACCAACTTTTCCTGAAAGGGATACATCTCGAATGGAACGAGACCTTCATCCAGGTTAATAATCTTGATATAGTTTTCCGTAAAATATACGGGATCTTCCTTACACTTTAAATATTCCTCAATGTTTTCTTGAGTCCACTCAATATTAACATTGGTTCTTTTTAGATTCGGATTACCAAGATATACATCACTATCTGCAGGCATAATCAGTCTTCAATGACAACTAATGGTTTCGTTGGATCTTTAAAGCTTGGTGCAAAGTAAATTACCTTTCCACCAGGGTATATTTTTTCTAGTTCTGCTTGAACGTCTCTCTTTAGTGGTCTACCTTTCTGCGGAAAGAACATCTGTAGGGTTTTTGTCATTCCCCTAAAGATGAACGTAATAGCATAAGTAGAACCATATTGATTGATTCTTCTGTAATCTTCGTTGATAAATTCTCTGTAAGATTTCATAATTGAAGAACCGATTTTAATTATTTAGATTTCTTTTTATCGTTCAATCCTTGTTTAAGGAGTTTTTGTAGTTCGGAAGTTGATCCAACAAACAGAGCGTTGTTAGTAACATTCGTTGGTCCTTTTGGATTCTCTTCAGTTACGTCCTTAAGTTTCTTCTGCAGATCCATAAGTTTATCTGCAGTATCGGCAACACTTTTAATTAGCTGACCTGCAACTTCATACGCTCTGGGTGAATCTGATTGTTGGGAAACTTCTAAGATTCCATCAATAGCCTCTTGACCCTTTTCGATCAAAGAATAGAGTTGACCTCTAGTGTATTCATAGTCTCTCTGTACGTCTGGAACATCCTCTCTCTTTTTCATCTTCCCAGACGGTTTTTTCACAATCTCAGTTTCTGCGACTGGAGTCGCTTCAATGTCTAAAGCATTGTCGATAGAGTCGAAGTTGTTACTCATAGATCCTGATCCACCGTTTGACTGATACTATATGATTGTCCGTCAGATCTATAATCATATCTCGTTTCACCAAATCCAAAATCATCTCCCTCTTCAATCTGTTCATTGTCAACATAATTAATGGCATGAATTGGAGTTTCAATATCATGTGAAACAACTAGAGATTCATATTGTCCTCTAGTGACGGTAAGTCTGTTTCCACTCTTACCTCTAATCATCATGACCTCAGAATCAATTTGAATGAAGTCATTTACATTAAATGATGTAGCGTCAGTTACATTGAACGCCGTTACATTTTCAGAGACAATTTCGGATGTCTTAGCCGTAGTGTCTTGATTATAATCTTTAGCTGCAACTGGTATTGCAGTATATCTAACTTGTCTGGTTGGTGTTCTAATATTGGAAGTATCGCTGTAGAAGTCTGCCTGTACCTTCTTGATAAGACCGTCACTACTTGCATTAATAGGACCAAACAGGTAACTCTTGCAAGTAAAGTTCAACGTATATATGAGAGCTCTTCTAGTCATGAAGTCACCCTCATAGTTATCATCCATTTGGATAGAATCTAGAGTGATAGGCATATCTCTCTTCTCACCAATGACATCAACTAGGTCAATGGAAAGATTGAAAGATGGTTGGAAATATGGTAAAATCTGTTCAAGAATTTGCAAAGCATCTTCGTTCAACTTGCACAGAATACTCAACTGAATATTAAAGTTATATGGGACGGGCATATAACCTTTAATCAGTTTTGAAGTTTCTTTATTAACTGCTTTAAAAGTCTGCATAGTAGATACTTTTCTACTAGCATCATAAGAACATCCTAAAAGTTCAAATGACATTCTTGGGAGAGTTAGTGCTCCAGCAGGACGACCAGGAGATCTTAAGTCTCTATTCTGTTCCAACCTGGCAAGGAATTTCTGAACAGGTCCATATGAAATGGGAACCTTCATTACACTTACAGTGTTGTCAGCACTATCCTTATGTTGGATTTCTAGATTATTAAAAAGAGTACCGAAAGAGATAATAGTCTTTCGAATGATCTCATGGTAAAAGTGTGAAGTTAACATGATATTTCCAATTAATAAAGCTATTTAGAATTCACCAAATGGGTTCTTTTCACTGAAGTCTAGAATCTTATCTGCTTCTAGTTCAATGTTATCATTGTCAGCAAATGGAACATTATCAAAATTATCCTCAATAGAGGAAATTCTATAACTTACTCCTGCACCAACAACAGCTTCACCGATAGCAAAGTTTCCATTTGGAATAGCAACCGTGAGAATACGATTTAGAGAATCCCAAGATTGTACATATGCACTGGTTCCTGTAGAAACTCCCTTTACTACACTATTGATTTCATAATCACCGAAGAAAGCAGTTTCTACTTTATCTATAGTGATGTCTGGAATGAATGTATATCCAACACCAGCATTACTATATCTAATTTGAGTTACAGTTCCTGCCGTACTGACGACCGCCTCTGCTTGTGCGTTCTCGATCAATCTTGAAGTATCCGAAGATTGTTGGATGTAGATAGAAGTAATTCCAACATTGGGTATAAAGTTATATCCAAGACCTCCTGTGGAAATAGCAACAGGACCTAGAACTCTTTCACCGAGAACACAAGTTGCGATAGCACCACTAATAGCTTCTCCCCCAGTGAAAGTGATGGTTGGTGGAGTTGTATATCCAGTACCAGGATTAATTAGTAAGACCCTATCAATTGCCTGATTCTGCAAACCACCTCTACTGGTCATGATTGCAACAGCAGTTGCTTGATCTCCCAATCTTGGTTCTTCAATAGTCATCAGTGGATCGCTAATATATCCACTACCTCCATAAACAATAGATAAAGATTCTACCTCTCTCGCTGCGTTAAGGTTGGCAACAACGACTGGATACTCATTGTTTAGGTTATTAACACGTTGTGCAGACGTGCTCATTTGTGGATCAATTTCCTGTTCAGTCTCATTTGTAGGAACTAGAGCACTACTAGATGTTCTAAATGCCGAATCTCCCGTAACATTGATAGTTAAATGATCTACATATCCTTCAAATCCTCTAGTGATGGTGTTTAGTTTTCCTGCACCAGCATTATCTGCACCAATGTAAAGCCTATCTCCAGCAAAGAACAGGATTGGGTCTGCATTTGGATAATCGGCTCCAGTGTTTCCATTAACAGAGAGAGTCGCATCACTACCAACTTGTTCTACTCTAATAAAGTTCCAAGCATTTAAAGTTAGTGGAGTTGTATTTTCGACACTAGTAGTACCAGAAGCATATACGACAGTACCTGATGTTCTATGATATAATTTGATTCTATCGGACCAAAGAAGAACACCGCCAAAGTTTGGATCTGGATCTAACTTAGTAGGATAGAACCACAAACTAATAACTGTTCTACCATCTGCAGTTACTCTTGTGTCGAGATTTGTTGGGAAATCGAAGTTAGCATCCAATACAGTGCTATAACTTGAATGGTGTAATGAGTTATTTCCAAATTTAGTCTGAGTGGATATTGCTCTATTTGGAGGAGTGAAAGTTACACTTGGAATCGTAATGTGGTTAGTTCCTTTATAAGTTACACTAACTTCTTTAACTGCATTGTAATAAGCAGTTGCAATACCAGTTGCTTGATTACCTCTAGTTGGTTTTGAAATGTATACTTGTGGAGTGGAAATATAATTACCGTCATTGAATAGTTTTACATATTGTACGGACTTCGTTCCAATAACTGTAGACGCCAAAGAAACAGAAGCAAGAGCGTTTGATGTCGTCTCTTCAACCATTTGTAGTTTGATAAGTTGTCCACCAAGTCCAATAGGCTCAATGACATCTTCTCCATTGACACCATGCTCTGTGTCTGGAAGAGTAATAACTTCATCCTCATATTCAAAGATCTCGCACTTAAGTTCATACATGTAGAGATCGTTCAACTGATAGAAAGGAACCTTGGTCTCTACAAACTTGATTTCAAACAGAGCGTTATCTAGAGGAAGATAGATTAAGTCTCCTTCTTGTGGTCTAGTAGTTACTTTAATTTCGCCTTCTGGAAATAATTTTAGGAAGGGAGTAATGAAATCATCATATCTCTCTTTGGAGATAACTAACGTTAGTTCGTCCTGAGATCTAACACCAAACTTAGATAAAATTTCAGATGGAGATCCGAAACCTTCGTAGTTTGTAAGGTATGCTTCTAATCTAAAACTATCATCAAACCTAGAAGCAGTAATCTCTTTGATCACTGTATTTGTATTGACAATCTTTCTAGGTAGATACAAAACATCCTGACCGAACATCTTCAAATGCTCGTTTACCAAGTCTTGAACAAGTCTTTGTTCACTTGGTGACCCGTGTAGAAAGAATGGATTTAAAGGCATTATCCTATAAAATCGAGGGGTGGCATTGCGAACTCGGACATCAATTTCTGTTCAAGTTCTTCCAATTCTCTAATAGCATCGTCATACAGTTGTCTTCCGTTCATCTCCAATCCACCAGGAAGTTTAACTCCTTGGAACTTGATGAGGTTCTGTCCCCACTGTCTTTTGATTAGAGAAGTGACGTATCTCTTTAACCAAGAGTCGTTATATACCGCCGTAGAACTATTTGGATCTACAACACGGTAACAATCGATCACCAAATAATGATTGTCTGTTAGACTCTGCAAGTCAATATCTAAATATAAACGATTGTTCTTCTTGTTGAATCTAATCTGAGCGTCTGGGTTAATAATAAAGTCCAGAGTTTCAAGATACGATTTAACCATACTATAGTTCAAAAGATCTATAGCGCCATAATAATAAAGGTCGTTGAGGAATAATTGGTATTTAATATTGAATAGACCGTCAGAAACCGAAGACGAATCTACTTTAAATATCTTATTAACACCAATAACACTGTCTGGGAGAGGTAGGTAGTTAGCACCTTCCTCATACTCCATCATAGAGACTCCACCATGAGAACTTGTTCCAGTGGTGGTGGAAGCAATACCTACAATGGTAGTCTTTTCTGCCTCAGTAAGTTTATGCTTTAAAAAGACCCTATCTATTCCCTCACCATGTCTTTCATGGTAGAATTGGATGGCATCATCGATAAGATCTTCGATCTGATCATCATCGACGTTAATTTCCAATACGGGTTTTCCGAGTCGTCTTAAACAATATTCCTTCAACTCGTCTCTACTAGAGGGCTTTGCCATTCCCAAACTCTATAGGTTTCTCCAAAGTATTTATGATCGCATGAAAAAGTATTTTATTGATGAAAGAGAGGTCTTCGCTCTAAACGAAAATCTTGAAGCAAGAGTAGAACTTATGGGGTGGGAAAAAATTCCCATTGTTTATATCGACAACTTCTACAAGAACCCAAAGTTGGTAAGAGATCTTGCTTTGCGTTGTCCACCAACTTTACACAATAAAAGGATCCTTGCTGGATGTCCAGCGAGAGTTGAGTTGGCAGTAGATATCGATCACTTCATCCCAGTCTTTGAAGAGATTGTTACTGAAGTATATGGATTAGAACCCAAAAAACTTAAAGCATTTAGAAGATCATGTATGGACAATCCATTCATTGTTAATGTGACTAAGGACCTAGACCGACGACCTCATATTGATAATACAATGGACGCTGTTGGTGGATTTGCTGCTCTAATCAATCTCAATACCCCAAAGGAATGTAAGGGTGGTACTGGATTCTATACGTATAAGGGTATGCAAGTAAATCCACAACAAGATGGCATACCAATACCAGAATGTCCACCTTTCCCAGATACTTCTGGTCCATGGGAATTAATTCATTTGGCTGAGATGAAATACAACAGACTAATCTTTTATCCAGATCAAGTTCTGCATGGAGCTTATATTAAAGAGGGAATGTTTGATGAAAACACTTGGAGATTAGTGCAAATGTATTTTATGACGGTGAGTAGGTTTCTATGATAATTTTAACAGGACATAGTGGTTTTATTGGATCTCACTTTCTTCGTGCCATAGAAGAAATGAGAGAACCAGTCATTTGCCTTGGAATGGATGACTGTTGGAAGTTCATGAGATCTTTTACTGACTGGAAAAAAATTACGCAGATAATTCATCAAGGAGCAATGTCATCCACTACGGAAAAGAACTGGATGCAAATATCTCACTACAATCAAACATTCACCGCACACTTGTTTGATAAAGCAATCGAATATCAAATTCCCGTTAAATATGCTTCTTCGGCTTCAGTATATGGGAACCAGACCAAAGATTTGAAAATCATAAATCCACTAAACCAATATG